GCGTGGTGTATGACATCAGCGGCAAGCCGCCAGCTACCATTGAGTGGGAATGATTAACAGCTAACTCATAGCAAATCATTCCTATTCAGATGTCAACTCAACCCTCTGTTTTTGCAGAGGGTTTTTGTTTTTATGTATTCATTTCTATTCACTCTACACCATATTTTTCGGCGGTACAGGTGACGGTATTACCTTAAAGGTATACTCTCATACCGTCATGAAAATGGTTTCTATATGGGTGAATTGTGCTTACCGATACAAAATTAAAAAACCTCAAGCCGCAGGACAAACTGTACAAGGTCTCCGATCGTGACGGGCTGTATGTAGCTGTGCTTACGTCAGGCACGGTCTCGTTTCGCTATGACTACCGTATCAACGGTCGCCGCGAAACACTGGTAATCGGGCAGTATGGGCGTGACGGTATCAGCCTGGCAGAAGCGCGAGAAGAACTGATTGCTGCAAAGAAGCTGCTTAAAGCAGGCCAGTCACCGGCTGCGGCTAAACGTGACGGTATCAAAAAGATTCGTGGTGCCGAGACGTTTGCGGTACATACCGACAGTTATATGAAACACGTCATCCTGGCTGACAGTACCCGCGCAATGAAGCAGGCGGTGATCGACCGTGACATACTTCCGGTTCTTGGCAACAAAATGATGGCTGAAATTACCACATCGATGGTTCGTGATTTGTGTGACCGGATTGTCGAACGCGGTGGTCGGGCAACAGCAGTACAGGCCAGGGAGATCATCAGCAGCGTATACCGTCACGCCAATGACCGTGGTCATGGTTTGTTTAATCCTGCCGCTGACATTAAACCTTCGTCTATCGCCATATTTAAACCACGAGAGCGAACACTGACACCAGAAGAAATTGGCCTGTTCTTCCGCACGCTGGATGCCATTGGTGCTATGGGCACTATGAAAATGGCTTTAAAGCTGGTGCTTATCACTATGGTTCGTAAAGGCGAATTCACCAATGCAACGTGGGATGAAATAGATTTTAAAAAATGGACATGGACAATTCCTTCAGACCGCATGAAGGGAAGCCGGGCGCACGTTATTTACCTGCCTAAACAGGCACAGGATATATTGGTTGGGTTGCAGATGTGCGCTGGTGGAAGTGAATATCTGGTTCCTGGTCGTTACAATTTCCGGAAGCCATTATCTAATGCCGCGCTGAACTCTCTGATCGACAGAACGGTGAAAATAATAAATGAAGATGGTGAGCGTATTCAGGACTTCACCGTACACGATATGCGCCGTACAGCAAGTACGTTGTTGCATGAGGCTGGTTATCCTTCAGACTGGATTGAAAAGGCTCTGGCACATGAGCAGAAAGGTGTGCGCGCCGTATATAACAAAGCGGAATACGCCAGACAGCGCGCCTACATGTTGCAGCAGTGGGCCGATATGATTGATTCCTGGATTGACGGGGAGCATACGGATCTGATTCCGTTCTCCCCGTCTAAGTTTGAGAAGTTGATGGCGGGGGAATAACGTTTAATAGTTCTGCTGATTTTCTTCCATCTCTGCTTCTGCTGCCAGTGATTCAATTTTATCTGCGAATATTGCTGACAGTGTTGCAAATTCAGCATCAGTGACAGCGGGAACTGGAACAAACCTGATCCCGCTGTGTGCAAGCATGTTTGCAGTTTCAAGACATTTCCTTAAATCTGCTGGTGATGCCCTGTTCATGCTGCACGCTCCCGCCCCTGGTTGTCTGTTGGTGACAGCAGAGCATTGCTGAATGCATTTGTTAATCCGCCAATATCCAACGCGTATCCTGGGTGTAGTTGCACTGCCGGGTCTTCGCACTGATTACCCCAAACATCGAAACCATGAGACGACTGGCGGGCGAACAGTTCAATGCGAGAAACATCGCCTAACAATTGCACAAGTTTTTCACGAACGACATCTGGTTTTCTTGAATGCTCAAGCCGCGGTGCGGTAAATGACTGAACGATCCCTGCATTAATGCGCGGAGGTAGTTTTCCCTTTACTGCAAACAGGCAATCTTCACTATTGGCGCGAGTCATGTGTCCCATACCCATAACCAGTTTATCTGGTTGTCGACTACCACATTTTATCCATGTGAAGCCCTTCATGGTCATCAGACGGAATCCCCAGGCTTCAACAACTTTTAGAGCTTCGAGTGGTTGTGTTGGCACCCACCACATGGCCAACAGACAGTTTTCATCGGCCAAATCCCACACAGGAAGGCGGCAGATATCCATCACACTCATAACCGGATATTTAAAACCGGCACCGCGATTACCATCTGCGGCTTTGTCCCGGTATACCCAGGGTGGATCTGCATAGATTAGTGTGTATTTCTTAGTCATAAACCACCCCGCAACATCCTATACCGCTATAGTCGCCACGGCGAAGGCCGTTACCTTTTGTGATACATTGGTCCCTGCGAACCGCGATCCTTGCACGCTCAACATCACCAGAAGCAACATCCATACACTGAAGCCAAAGGTGAGCGGCAATGCGGAACTGTCCTTTTTTCTCTCTTTCAATTGCGCGTTTTTCGATCTCTATCGCCGCAGGAGTAACGGCGACAATCTTTGACGGACTGCGCATTGAAACCTTGTTCATGTGATATTTTTCAAGTCGGCTTAACTTTCTCACTTAATCCAACCCTCTCTGAAAATTAATGCCAGCAGATAAAGCCATGCTGAAACAGAGGACAGGAATAAGTACCATCCTGACCATTTGCTCCAGTTCCTTAGCAGCACACTCATGCAGCGTTGCTCACAGGACGATATACACGTTGCTGAACAGGAGGCTTTTTACCCTGAAACTCTGCCGGGCTTGCTGCCTGACGTTCATCAAGCCAACGCTCAACTTCGTCACGGTTCCATGCGCAGCGTTTGTCAGTGATATACCAGCGTTTAGGAAATTCACCTGCGCGCTCCATACGGTCGATAGTGCTCCATGACAGTGGCACCACCGCCAGGAGTTCCTTCTTACCTAATGCACCTTTCATAAATACCTCTCTTGGTTGCAGTGCGGCGCGCGTGGCGCCGCGGTGGTGGTTACATAGATGTTTCGTTTAATTCTTCCCGACGAACGCTGTAAACGTCGGTGGCTTTTGCCAGCAGTTCGTCATCATCTGAAAGTTTTTGTGCAATGTATTTGTAAGCCTTATCCAGTTCGGAGACAGTGCTGTAATTCATCGCTGCGCTGGTAAAGGCCATCAGCATTTCTTCTGGATCACGGCTATCCGCTTTACGCGTTTGCTCATCATGCTTTTTCACTGGTTTAGCGTTGATCAGACTGTTCATTCCCGCAGCAGTAGTCGTTTGCGGAGTAATGTCTCGCTCAACGCGCGGTGCCGTTTCCTGTAATTCGTCAGGGGTGTAAACACCGAGAAGCACATCAGGAGCGTGCAGGCGAGCCCATCGTTTCGTGCAAAGATAGGCAAGCTGCTGGCGCGGATCCTGTTCCCACAATGGAGAGTTACGCACTCCGGCTTGCGCCATACTGATGGTAAGCTCACGGGGTTCTGCTTCTCCTTTAAGAACTGCTGACACAGTTACCGTCAGATTCGGTGATTTATCTGTTTTGCCGTTAACATTCGACCAGTCACCGCTCCAGCGATAATTCAGGCGTGTCGCCAGCAGGCTGGAAGAGGATACGACCGCGTTTACCAACTGTGCTTCGTAGCCTAACGTTCCGTTTACCACATGCGTTTTCTGCGCCACGGCGAAAGGGTTCATTCCCCACTGTGCCGCCTGCATGGTCACCGCCAGACAATCGGCAGGTTTGCCTTCAAGATGTTTCGGTACAGTCGCTTTGCTTTGTGACATCAACTCCGCGAAACGCACCAGTTGATTCATGCCCTCCGGGCTGAAGATTGCCGCAGCAGTACCTACAGTTGCGCCTGGTTGTGATGTGATTGCGATATCATTGCTCATACGTACATATCCTGTTTACGTGCCCAGTCAGGGCGTTTAATAATTTCCACGCCGCCCCATTCATCATTGATGCGGCATTCGTGATAGGTATTCAGATCCCGGCGGAACAGAGCGTGCCCGGCATCGACATCCGGCGCATCCAGCTCGAACACGCGTACCGGATACCGACCACAATCAATGCTTTCGCTCACGGCAAGAAAGAAAAAACCATGCGACTGACCAGTAACCCTCATCGCTCCTTCGCGGTACATTGCGTCCTGCACGTGGTAGCGGAATTCCTCGATGTGGCGTGCAAAACGATCCATATCTGCAACCTTTTTCACGTCGACGATCACGTTGTGCTCGTTCAGCCATTTGTCTGGACGAATTCGGCACAACTCACCAGTCTCTTCATCATTCCAGTACATTGATGCTTCGCAGTAACCAGGTGCTTCCAGCATCCAGCGTGCCGCCGGGTGAGCCATTGCGCTATCACGCATCAGCTCCAGTTTCCGCCACTGCTCGGCATCAAGTACCGTAATCCCCATATCCGCTACATCACGAAGAAATGCTTCTTCGTCAGCTTTACCTTGTTTCGTCCGACGATCGAACTTCGGTGAAACAATGAAGCGTTTGTCGAATTCTCCAGGCTCCAGAAGCAGACAGTGCAATGCGGTTCCCATATCCAGTGCAGACTTTTTCTCTTCGTCTTCTGGTGCTGCCTGAACCCATTTAAGAAGCGCCGGATTCTTGGCAACCATGTCCAGTTGCGACTTACTCACGCCGTCACCGGCGTGGTAGTCTTCGTTGCTGATGTCGAAATAAATTCCCGGTTTCATGCCGCTTCCCTCTGCCCATCAATCCGATCCGCCAGATCCCAGCGGGCGATAATTGCCATTGCCTCGCGCCGGTAGGCATCCATAAGTTCTTCGAACTCAGGGCTGTCTTTAGCTGCCTCCAGCACTTCCTGGCGAACTCCTTTGCCTGTTACAGCGTCAAAAGTTGAGGCCAGTTGATGAAGCCGGATGCTCTCGATCAGTTCAACTTGTCGGTCATATAGCTGTTCTGACAGGCGGTAGTCCTTGTCGAATGCCAGCATGATTTTTTGAAGATTTTTCTGCTGATTAACGTTCATTATCAGCCCTCCCATATCTCGTTATCGTTGGCCACATCGCGAGCTTCTTTGCTGACGAAAGCCCACTTAATGCCTTCCTGTAAGGTGCGGAACTTCCAGCTCATGAATCCGCATGCAGTAACGCAGTACCAACCGTTGATGATTTTCCACTGCATAACTTGTTACCTCGGTCTGTTACCGTTGAGGTAATAATTATGCGTATTTGGTTTGATGTCAATAGATATGAGTTGAAAAAATTACCTATTAGGTAATAGTATAGGCAATAAAAAAGCCGCCAGAAGGCGGCTTACTTACTGAAAAGTATGATTTTATTGTTTGTTTTTTTCGTTCTGGTTGATGACAAATTCAATGTAACTTTCGATCTTTGCTTTCTCGGTTTCGGGTAACAATGCGTAGCGCGAGCGGTCATAGTTGATGGTCGCAGGGTCGTGCGGGTGAATCAGTAATTCATAGCCGTGACGCCCGAATGCGGATGCAACATTCTCCAGGGTGGAAATGGAAACGCTGACCTCATTGTTTAACAGGCGGCTGATTGTCACCTGGGCGACGCCGGATGCGCGGTGAAGTTTTCCCTGTGTTGAAAGGTCGCGGCTTTCGCTCATCCAGCGTTCCAGGTTGTGAGCCGCCAGCTGACCAATGTCGCTTGGGCCGACAGGCTGAAAACCTTCCTGAGAAAGCGAGCGATCGATATCAAGCCAGTTACGGGGTTTATTGGCGGCAGCTTCAATTTTTCGCGCAACCTGGTCGCCGATAACCTTCTTGCCAAGAGCCCAGCGGTTTACCAGATTTGCCTGAGTTCCAAGTTTTTCTGCCATCCGCGTCTGAACACCATTGAATTCACGGTCGATCAAGTCGTTGAGATTTTGCCTGCGGACGTCCTGGATACTTTTCATTTTCTGGAAAATCGCCTCGTATATGAATCAGTAGATGATTCAATTTAAAGCAATATTACCCAACAGGTAAATGCACCTCATAGGTAACTATCCTTGATTTTTGTTACCTTATGGGTGAATATTTATTATCTGAAATAAATATCAGGCAATAGCTATGAGCGATAACGGACATTTCGATTTCAAAAAGCACTGGCTTGCACTTACTCCGGATGAGCGTGAAGCCTTCGCACAGGAAGCCGGAACGACGAGTCACTATATCCAGACTCACTTAACAGGTAAGCGCAAAATGCCAGGTAAAGTATTGATGAATGGGCTTTTTAAAGCCTGTAAAACAAGACAATGGCTGCGCTCAAAAGCAGAACTGGCATACTTCTTCTACTCATGATATCCAGCCACAACCCTCTGTAGACCGCCATCCGGCGGTCTTTTCATATCTATTCTTACCTCAAAGGTAATAAAAAACCAAATCTGGTTGATCTTTTTTTTGTGTCAGCACAAAATAACCGTAATCCCAATACTAATAACAGGGCTTACCATGGAAATCATTACACGTATTGATGCCGCAAAGCGCGGACTTAAACGCTACTACACCGGAAAACCATGTAAGCACGGACATGACAGTGAACGCTGGGTTTACAACGGACACTGTGTTGAGTGCACCATGGAATCAAACCGTCGCATCAGGGCAGAGATTAAGCAGATCATGATTAATTCCTCCCCACAACACTCAAGCTGATAGCGGAGATTAATCATGAGCAGACATGCAACAGATTGGGCCTGGGAGACAGATCCAGGTAGCTCATCATTAAAGCTCATACTGCTCTCGATGGCTGACAGAGCCGATGAATATAACCTCTGCTACCCCAGCATAGAACGCCTCGTTAAAGACACTTGCCTGAATAAAAAAACCGTGCAGGCCGGGCTTATATCGCTCATGAAAATGGGGCTTATTTCAGATACCGGAGAGAGAAAGGGAGCGACAAAAAGAGTGCGGGTTTTCTCTCTTAATATAACCAAAAACGGGAACATTAAAGGCAACCGGGAGGGTGGCAATGAACCCGAAAACGGTAATGTTACCGAAAACGGGAATATACCCAAAAACGGGATGTTGAATGATCCCAAAAACGGGATGTTGAATGATCCCAAAAACGGGATCCAGAACCAGTCATATAACCAGTCATTTAACCAAGAGAGGGAGAGCAGGACAAAAAACGGGGATTCTGTGCATCATGACCCCGGCGCAAACAACGCCGTGATGAATAACTTTGTTCCTCCTGGTGGGCCAGGGCAATTAGGCAAATTTGTCATGCATGAACAATGGCAGCCATCAGATGACTTTCTTCGGAAAAGCTCATTGCAGGGGATCTACCTGGACAGTCTGCCAACGGCACAGGAACTTGCAGAGTTCAGAATTTACTGGATGGCTGAGGGTAAGGCATACCATCAGGCACAGTGGGAGCAGAAGCTGGCAAGGCGGCTGCAGATTAGCAGACAGAAGCAATCAACATTACCTGATAACAACGTTCCGCACTGGAACAGCCCTGAAGCATGGGAGGATTTCTTGTGAACAACGTTTTTACCGCGATACAAAACCGTGACGGAGAAGCCCTTTCTCGCATGTCAGGTTATGAGCATCAGTACACCAACAATGACAACGTGGTGAACATGTCAGCAGAGAGGCTTGTTGATGCCCTTTTCAAACAGCTGAAACAACTGTTTCCGGCGGCAGTGGTAACCAACCTGAAGACGCCAGAGCAGGAAGTTGCTGCAAAACAGCAGTGGATTGCTGCGTTTGCCGAAGGGGGGATCCGAACCCGTGAACAGGTTTCTGCTGGTATGCGCCACGCCCGCGCCAGTGAGTCTCCGTTCTGGCCGTCGCCAGGGCAATTCATCAAGTGGTGTAAAGACAGCAAGATGGTTCTTGGCGTCACCATTGACGATGTGATGGCGGAGTTTCACCGGTACAGCAAGGAAAAAAGTTTATATCCTGGTGGTCCCGAAAGATTCCCGTGGCGACATCCGGTTATGTACTGGGTCGTATGTGATACCCGCCGTGCAATGTATCAGCGCCAGCTTAGCGAGATTGAGGTTGAGAAACACGCGCGCAGGCTGCTCGATGATTGGGCGAAAAAGGTGGCTTCCGGACAGCAGATACCCGATCCGGTGATCAGCATACAGGCAAAGCCAGAACCCATGAGTACGCCTCCGGACACAGGGAGAGACGTTTACCATCCACCAGGGCGAAGTTTCGGGTGCATGCCTAACGCCGCCACCCTTGGGGGAATAACACCGGCGCAGTGGCTGATGGAGGAATACAGGCGGGGAAAGGCGTCAGGATTTATCAAGTAATACCAGCGCGATAGCGCATTTTTTTACGTCTCGATAATTACCTTAGAGGTAATAAAATATTCTAAAATCTATTGATTTCGTGTCTTATGTGGTTTTTAATTACCTAAGGGGTAAATCATGAGAAAACAGATGCAGGCTCTTGGTCGACTCAAAACAGGCCAGATGAACAAAACAGAATCTGCGTATTGCCAGCACCTTGAGCTGCGTAAACGTGCAGGAGAAATCGTCTGGTATCGATTTGAGGGTATCAAGCTGCGGTTAGCTGACAACACGTTCTATACGCCAGATTTTGCTGTGATGCTCGCCACCGGCGAGATGGAACTGCACGAAGTGAAAGGGGGATTCTGGACCGATGACGCCAGAGTGAAAACCAAAGTCGCCGCAGATCAGTATCCGTTCCGAATCATCGGGGTAACGGTTAAGCCAAAGAAAGCAGGTGGTGGCTGGAACATCGAAGAGTTCTGAATCGACGATCTTTTTAGTTATCAATGTAATCAATAAGTTATGTGGATAAGCGAGGGTAAAGATGGAAAGTAATATCAAAGGGTTAGTTGCCGCCGGGCATGAGATGGCTTCGGAACTGAAAGCAGAATGTGGTGCCGTTGATATGCGCAGTGTGGCAAAGCTCATCAGCGATTTGGCAACGCAACTGGAAGTGCAACTGGTGCGTGCTAATGCGCTGGCAGCGGAGAATGCGGGGCTGAAGTCTGGCGCTATGGATGAAATCAAGGTTATCAACCGTGGAGGGCAGGCATATTGCGTAAAAGATGGAGTGCAAGTTAATCCCATGTATGCAAGAGGGTGGAATGACTATCGCGCAAAGTCTCTGCAATCAGACACCCCAGCCACCGATGCTTTCCTGGCTGAAATTGAACGCAAAGCAATCCGCAAGTTCATTAACAGCATTGAACACATCCTGCGTGACAAGTTATCACCGTATGACACCGAAGAGATGCTTGAGGCTATGCGTATTTTTCTGGAAGAACAGGGAGGTGAGCAAAAATGACGATCACAAAACAACGTGTAGAAAAAATCATATCCCGCATTGAAATGTATGGGCATGGTGCCGGGTATACCGCTGACGAGGTTTATGACCTTGCTGTACTGGCGCTGAATTTATCAAATATCGCAAAACTCAAGCGATACGAGCTTGATATGGATGGTTGTGACTCGTTCGGTCAGGATTGTGGCGCTGACATGACTGAAGATTCTGATGGCGATTATGTCCTGTTTGATGACGTGGTTAAGTTGTTTGAGTTTGATACAACCACTCAGAAGTTAGAAAGCCCAGCAAAGGAGGCAGCCAGTGAGCGAGATTGACTATCAGGCACTGCGTGAGGCGGCAGTGAAAGCAACGTGGGGAGACTGGGACTCATATAAACCACACCGTGGCGCACGTGGTTATGAGGTCCGACTAAGTAGTCAGGCCATTGCGCAACACGTTCTGAAAAACAACGTTGAATTTATTGCTGCCTTTAATCCAAAGGTTGCTTTGGCACTACTGGATGAACGGGAAAGAAACCAGCAATACATCAAAAACCGCGACCAGGAGAACGAGGATATTGCGCTAACGGTAGGGAAGCTGCGCGTTGAGCTGGAAGGCAAAGACAGCAAAATAGCCAATCTTACCGCCGAACGCGATGCTCTTCGTGAAGGTGAGATGGGCGACGCTAGGCATAGCAACACACGGGCCGCAGCTGATATCTACTTCCAACTGGTCGAGGAGTGCGAAATTCCTGCTGGCGGTTCTCTGGTCGAGTACGTTGACGATATGCGCGAGAAGTTGGAAGCCGCAGAGAAGCGCATAGCAGAACTGGAAGCACGGGAGGTTGTACTGCCGCGTGCGCACGATGTTCACCCATTAGGGCCGCAGTCGGCGAAAATTTTTTGTGAGTTTCACCGGAGTATCGTGAACAGATGCGCCGATGAGATTCGCAAGGTTGGCGTCAAAGTCAGCATCAAGGGGAATTAGGGATATGGCTGAACTAACCAAAGAATGGCTGAAGCAAACTATCGCTGAATACGAAGCCAATCGTGATGAATTACCGTTTGGACTGGATACCAACAGTGCCATTGAGCTTCAGGCGTTCAAGTTGGCGCTGGCATCGCTGGAAGCAGAACAAGTTGCTTATATTTTCAAACATCCGGCTGGAAAATTATTCTGGGCTTTAACGGATGAAAGCAATAAAGATCAATCGGACGTTATTCCTGTTTATGCTGCCTCACCTGCACCGATAGCGTCGGAGGCCATTGAAAACGCTATTGAATACATCCGCAGTATCGTTTTTCACATCGATGAAGACGATTACCACGGCAAACATATTGCGTATTTCATGCGACAAGCATTGGCCTGGCTGGAAGGGCATTCATGCAGTGATGACAGTCAGGGCAAATCCGATAATTCACCATTGCCGCGCTACCAGGTGATCGAATTAACAATGCTGGTTAAACAATTGGTCAGCCAACTGAAAAAAGCAAAACCTGATTGCAAATTACCTGATAGGGCGATGGATTATCTTTTGCGAAACGGACTGGTAAGTGCGGAGGGGGTTTAACGATGACCATTTCTACAAAAAAGCCTCTTTATGCTGAGGTTCACAATGTTCCTGATGATTATGAGTTCACTGACGAGGAACTAAACAGAATTATTGCAGGTGATATGTTCACTCCTCGTCAGGACGCAATAATGGCACGGGAGATACAGAAACTCCGTGCCGCCATGCTTCATGGTGCAGAACCTGTAAAACAGACTTACAAGTTGCCTCCCCTGTCATCCAGCGAAGTAAACGAAGCGGCATGGAGATTACACAACATGCTGACTGAATGCATCCCTCTAAATGGTCATCAGTTCAACAATCTGAAGGGTTGGTTCTATGAGGCGTTAAAGGTCGCAATGCGCAACTATCCGGCAACTCCGGATGGTTGGGTTCCGGTAAGCGAAAGGATGCCGGAACCTTATGAATACGTTCTTGTAACTGATGGTTTTGATGGCTGTGAGGTTATGCGTGTTAATACAGATGGCTACTGGGGGCCAGCAAAGAGTTTATATCCAGGTAGTATTACCCACTGGATGCCACTGCCAGCAGCACCGCAGCAGGAGGTGAAGTAATGAACAAGTGCAACGCTCTGCTTTATGCCATGGTGATTGGTTTCGGCCTGGCTGCTGGTATCCGGGTTTATATTGCCTGGGAGTCATTAATCAATCTGGCGTGGAGTGCGATTCGTGGCTAAATCCCCCGCAGAACGCAAAGCCGCGCAGCGCGCTCGGCAGTCAGCCGCCGGTGAGCGCAAAATTGAACTGGTGCTGGATAAGCAGGAGCAGGAAATGCTGGAGCGTAACTGTGCCGCCCGTCGCCCTGGTCGTGCGCCGTATGAAATGAGCGAATACATCGCGTTACTGATCCGCCAGGATGATGCACGCGTGCGCGGGCGTATAAAATCGATCAGCAGAAAACGTTGCGGTAAGTGCGGCGAGAGAGTTCCAGTTAATTCATGCCCGTGTAATGGTGACTCGCAATGCTGGGTGACTAAAGGCTGGCATGAAACGAAATTAATAGTGTGACATGTCACGAGTAGATTATGCATGATGAATTTGATGGATTTTGAATACTGCCGCCAACTATGGCGGCTTTATTTTGCATGGTACTATTACCACAACGGTAACTATTACCACGGTGGTTATGATGCCTGCTGAACCTAAAACCTATAAACGCAAATCAACGCAATTTAAGCCGCTCACAGCAATGCAGGAGGCTTATTGCCAGTCATACATCAAAACGCCTGAAAACCAGACTCAGGCAGCGATTAACGCAGGATTCTCCCCAAACACAGCGGCAGTTAAAGCCAGTGTCATGATGCGCGATGAACGCATTCAAAAACGGATTGCCGAGTTGATGGAGGAGCGCAACAAACGAATGCGCGTCAGTGCCGATTACGTTCTCATGCGCCTGGTGGAGATCGACCAGATGGACGTGATTGATATCCTCAACGACGATGGGAGCCTTAAGCCAATCCGCGAGTGGCCGAAAATCTGGCGCACTACGCTTAGTGGCTTTGATCTGTCATCGACCATCATGAACATGAACGAGGATTCGATAGAGACAATCCTCAAAAAAATTAAATGGCCTGACAAGGTGAAGAACCTCGAACTGATTGGTAAGCACGTCGACGTCAACGCATTCAAAGAACGCCTGGATGTTAATGTGAATGTGACAATTGCTGATCGCATAGCGGCAGCCAGGAAGCGACTCAAAGAACGTCAGGATGGTAATCAGTGACAGATACAGCGTTATCTCCTGAAGAGCAGTTGATCGAGGATATTGCAGGGTTCACTCACGATCCGCTTGGCTATGCCCTCTATGCGTTCCCGTGGGGGGAAGAGGGGACTGAACTGGCACATGCTACCGGCCCACGTCAGTGGCAGGCTGATGCGTTCCGAGAGATACGTGATCACCTGCAGAATCCAGAGACGCGCTATCAGCCGCTTATGCTGGCACGCGCTTCTGGTCACGGTATTGGTAAATCCGCATTCATCTCAATGCTGATCAACTGGGGCATGTCCACTTGCGAGGATTGTAAGATCGTGGTGACCGCCAACACCGACAACCAGCTACGAACGAAGACCTGGCCGGAAATTATCAAGTGGTCGAACCTTGCTATCACGAAAGACTGGTTTACCTGTACCGCTACTGCTATGTACAGCAATGATCCTGGGCACGACAAGCGGTGGCGAGCTGACGCAATCCCCTGGTCTGAGCACAACACTGAGGCATTCGCCGGACTACACAACGAGCGCAAACGCATCATCGTGGTATTTGATGAAGCGTCGAACATTGCGGATCTGGTGTGGGAAGTTGCCGAGGGTGCGCTAACGGACGAAGACACTGAGATTATCTGGGTGGCGTTCGGAAACCCTACACGTAACACCGGACGTTTCCGCGAATGTTTCCGCAAATATAAACACCGCTGGAAAACTGCGCAGATTGACAGCCGAACGGTGGAAGGCACTAACAAACAGCAGTTGCAGAAATGGGTTGATGACTACGGGGAAGACAGCGACTTCGTTAAAATCCGTGTGCGCGGCATATTCCCTGATGCATCTGAATTGCAGTTTATCCCTACCGGTCTTACTGATGAGGCAATGAAACGGGTGGTGACCGCTGCGCAGGTGGCGCATGCTCCGGTGATAATCGGTGTTGACCCGGCATATTCAGGCGTTGATGACGCGGTGATATACCTGCGGCAGGGGCTACACAGTAAGGTGCTGTGGACTGGCAACAAGACTACCGACGATCTGATTATGGCGAAGCGTATCGCTGACTTTGAAGACCAGTATCAGGCTGATGCGGTGTTCATCGACTTCGGTTACGGTACCGGGCTGAAGTCAATCGGTGACGGTTGGGGGCGCACATGGCAACTTGTTCCGTTCGGTGGCGCGTCTACTGACCCGCAGATGCTCAACAAGCGTGGGGAGATGTTCAACTCATGCAAGACATGGCTGAGGCTGGGCGGCATGCTGGATGACCAGGAAACAGCGGACGACCTGTCGGCGGCAGAGTACAAAGTTCGAGTGGACGGTAAAATCGCTATCGAACCGAAGGAAGATATCAAGGAGCGGCTTGGGCGTTCGCCGGGTAAAGGCGATGCGCTACTGCTGACGTTTGCGTTCCCTGTGTCTAAGCGTCTGCGAATTCCCGGGCAGCAGAACCAGCAAGGCAAGGCCATTACAGATTACGATCCCTATGCTTAATCCGTTAGCGGGGATAATGACGGAGATATCCTCTGGTGAGGATAAAACAAAGCCAGCTCATCGGCTGGCTGTTTGTGACATGTCACGGTGTTATTGCTCGCTTAACTTCTGCTTCAGCAAGTAACCTTCAAGCATCCAGATTTTGTTTACAGCATTCTGCCGGGCAATCTTCCGACCAATTTCTGCATCAAAGTTTTCCGGGCTTGCACAGGCGCTCTCTCCGGTGACGGTGAAGCCATTCTTCAGCACCAGTACGCAGAAAGTAAGGAGGTCTGTAGATTTATGCGCTGTCCACGCATCGCCAACGCCCATATTGGCGGCACGAATACCGTCATAAGCAGTAAAGAAATGCTCTTCAAGAATGATGCTTTCGATATATTGAGGCGTAACGCGCGGTGCCGTTTTGCCTTTCTCAACGATTTCTTTTTCGATTTGCTGGTCGTTCATAATCTCACCTTAAAAAAATGCCCGGCGAACCGGGCGAACTGGAAGCAATGAGTTATGCCTTCCGTGGCTGTACGGGTTTACAGCATGAAGTCATCGCAATGGCGTCCTGCTGTAAAAAGGGCGGTGATAGTCCTTCAAGGGAAACCATCACCGCCAAGCCCATGGAACTTCTGGCATCACGGTCCTTAGGCGTGATTCTGGCGTGGCATGCAGGATTCGAACCTGCGACCAACCGCTTAGAAGGCGGTTGCTCTGTCCAACTGAGCTAATGCCACAACGCTGAGAGCACTTAGCCTGTTAAGGCACCACACTTTGTCGCGGCTCCATAAATGCTCTCATCGTTGTACCCTCGTCTCTTCCGAGGCGTCACACCGAATCGCCGGGATGGTGAATCCCCGTGCGCGGAATAAAACCGCTCGACTTGCACATTCCGGCTACCTGGTTCGTTTGCCCGAGCAAGGGAGGGTGCCCCTTAAACGTATCCAGACCGCTATCGGCGCATGTGCCATACGTCGTACTGCTCAAAATAAAAGCTCACTCCACCTGTTCAATTTAACGACAAGCCAGTCAGGTTAATAACCGGAATTAACCCTTTGCTTACCTGAAAGGTAATAATTTGTGCGTTAAATGTCAACTATCTACGATAAATAAATCATATGTGGTTAAATTGGTAATAATTTAATTGCGTACGGAGTCATTGATATGTGCATGGGTAGCTCACCGTCAGTGCCTGCAACACCAGAAGTTCAGGCAGCACCACAGGAGCAGGATGCCGCCGTTGTTGATGCCCGCGACGAAGAAACTCGTCGCCGTCGCGCTGCTGCTGGTCGTAGTTCTACGCTGCTTACCGGTTCTCAGGGTGACACATCAACCGCTAATACCAGCGGTAAAACGCTGCTTGGTCAGTAACCGGAGTCATTGAAATGGCGGAAACAACTAAAGAGCGATTGAACAAACAGTTCGCACAACTTGAAAGCGAGCGTCAGTCGTTCGAGCCGCACTGGCGCGAGTTGAGTGATTACATCAACCCGCGTGGTTCCCGCTTTCTTACTTCTGAGGTCAACCGTAACGATCGACGCAATACACGCATTATTGATTCGACCGGGACTATGGCGGCGCGCACTCTCGCCAGCGGCATGATGTCTGGCATCACAAGCCCCGCGCGTCCGTGGTTTCGCCTGGCTACGCCTGATCCTGAAATGATGGATTATGGTCCTGTTAAGTTGTGGCTTGAGGCGGTGCAGAACCGCATGAACGATATGTTCAATAAGTCGAATCTCTATCAGTCGCTGCCGCAGTTATACGGAAGCCTCGGCACATACAGCACTGGTGCAATGGCAGTACTGGAGGATGACGAGGACATCATTCGCACAATGCCATTCCCGATAGGCAGTTACTACCTGGCTAACTCACCTCGTGGCAGTGTGGACACCTGTTTTCGCAAGTTCTCTATGACTGTTCGTCAGCTTGTTCAGGAGTTCGGGCTAAATAACGTCAGCGAATCCGTAAAAAGCATGTGGGAAAGCGGCACCTACGAGAAGTGGATTGAAGTGATGCATTCGGTTTACCCGAACATTGACCGCGATACATCGAAGCTGGATAGCAAGAACAAGCCATTCAAATCGGTTTATTACGAGGTTGGTGGCGATAACGACAAGTTGTTGCGTGAGTCCGGATTTGATGAGTTTCCAATTATGGCTCCGCGCTGGGAAGTTAACGGCGAAGATGTTTATGGATCATCATGCCCGGGTATGCTGGCGCTTGGACCTGTTAAGGCATTGCAGCTTCTCCAGAAGCGCAAGTCGCAGTTGATTGATAAAGCCACCAATCCGCCGATGGTTGCTCCGACTTCCCTCAAGAATCAGCGCGCCTCCCTTCTTCCTGGCGACATCACGTATATCGATCAGATTACTGGTCAGGATGGCTTCAGGCCTGCTTATCTGGTTAACCCCAGTACAGCAGATTTGGTGGCAGACATTCAGGACACTCGTCAAATCATTAACAGCGCCTACTTTGTCGATCTGTTCATGATGTTGCAGAACATCAATACCCGCTCGATGCCTGTTGAAGCGGTGATCGAAATGAAAGAAGAAAAACTTCTGATGTTGGGGCCGGTACTTGAGCGTCTGAACGACGAATGTCTTAATCCTCTCATTGACCGCGCTTTCTCGATGATGGTGCGTAAAAACATGCTGCCGCCACCGCCTGACGCGATGGAAGGCATGCCCCTGAAGGTCGAATACATTTCCGTCATGGCTCAGGCGCAGAAGTCTATCGGCCTGTCCAGTCTGGCGTCCACGGTTAACTTCATTGGTCAACTTGCGCAAGCGAAACCAGAAGCTCTCGACAAACTCAACGTTGATCAGGCGATCGATGCATTCGCTGATATGTCCGGAGTGTCTCCAACCGTCATTGTTCCGCAGGAACAGGTTGAGCAGGCTCGCCAGCAACGGGCACAGCAGCAACAGCAGCAACAAATGATGGCGATGGGGATGGCGGCGGCACAGGGTGCCAAGACGCTAAGCGAAGCTAAAACTTCGGATCCGAGTGTTTTGTCAGCTATGGCGAATGCAGTTAGTGGTCAGGGTGGGCAATCACAATGACAGATTACGAAGACGATCAACTGAAAGAAGAAAACGACCGTAAGCAACGTGACATGGCGCAGCGTGAAATTGATGACATTCGCTTTGTCATGAGCAGTGAACAGGGGCGTCGCGTTGTCTGGTCGGTGCTGGAGAAAGGCCGTGTGTTTTCCGCTATCTCACCGATGGACGCTATGGCAATGGCATTTAATGAGGGGCAACGCAATCTGGCGCTGGAGCTGTTTCAGCGCGTTATGGCGCATTGCCCTGAACAGTATTTGAAGATGGCCAAAGAGGCCAGTGAACAGGAGTGATCATGAATTTATTTGAGCGTTTGCTGTATAGCCGTCTTTGCAATGAGCAACCAGTCGATGGTGGAGCAGCTCCGGCTGCGTCAGAACCGTCAGCGCCTGCAGGTGATAGCCCTGCTCCAGTTGGTGATCCATCACAACAGGAAGGTGATAAGCCACAACCTGTTGCTGATGGCGATAAACCTGCTGATGACAAAAAGCCTGAAAACGATAAGCAGGATGAAAAAAAGGACGGCGATAAACCAGAGGGTGCGCCTGAGAAGTACGAGTTTCAGGCTGCCGAAGGCGTAGAGCTGGATACAGAAGCGTTGAAGGAATTCGAGCCGGTGGCGCGAGAACTTAACCTGACCAACGAGCAAGCGCAAAAGCTGGTTGATGCTTATCCGAAGATTCTGGCAGGTGTTCAGCAGCGCCAGGCAGAAGCCTGGCAGAAAACAACCGAGCAGTGGGCTGCGGATGTAAAAGCTGACAAAGAAATCGGTGGCGACAAGTTGATTTCTAACCTTAGCGCCGCACAGCGTGCGCTTGACCAGTTCGGGACACCTGAACTCAAAGAATATCTGAACACCACCGGGCTGGGTAATCACCCTGATCTGGTCAAAACGTTCGTGAAAATCGGAAAGGCGATGTCTGAAGATGGCATGGTCACCGGTGGTAATGAAGGCCAGCGTAGTGCGGCCGAAGTGCTCTATGGCAAATAAGAGAGGAAATGACAATGGCTGTTAAAGGCTTAACTGCGCTAACGCTGGCTGACTGGGGTAAGCGCGTCGATCCAAACGGGAAAGTCGATAAGATTATCGAGCTTCTCGGTCAAACTAACCCGATCCTTCAGGATATGCCTTTTGTCGAAGGGAACCTTCCTACCGGACACCGAACCACCATTCGTTCTGGTTTACCTTCAGCTACCTGGCGTTTGCTGAACTATGGCGTACAGCCAAGCAAATCAACCACAGTGCAGGTAACCGATTCCGTTGGCATGCTGGAAACCTATGCTGAAGTCGATAAATCACTGGCTGATCTGAACGGCAATACCGCTGAATTCCGCCTGTCTGAAGACCGCGCATTTATTGAAGCGATGAATCAGCAGATGGCGCAGACGCTGTTTTATGGTGATTCCAGCGTTAACCCTCAGCAGTTTATGGGACTGTCCTCCCGCTATTCCAGCCTGTCTGCGGGTAATGCTCAGAACATCATTGATGCTGGTGGCACGGGTACAGATAACACCTCAATCTGGTTAGTGGTGTGGGGCGAAAACACCGTGCATGGCATCTTCCCGAAAGGGCAGAAGGCTGGCATCCAGATGGAAGATAAAGGCCAGGTGACACTGGAAGATGCTAATGGCGGCAAGTACGAAGGCTATCGCACCCATTACAAATGGGACAACGGACTTGCTCTGCGTGACTGGCGTTATGTTGTTCGCATTGCAAACATCGATGTCAGCAATCTTTCAGAACCTTCCTCTGCCGCAAATATTGCGAAGTTGATGGTTAAAGCACTGCATCGCATTCCAAACCGTGGAATGGGTCGCCCGGTGTTCTACATGAACCGCACTGTAGGCCAGGCTCTTGATCTGCAATCTCTGGAGAAAACATCTCTGGCGATCAGCGTAAAAGAGACAGAAGGCGAGTGGTGGACTTCATTCCGTGGTGTACCAATCCGTGAAACTGATGCGCTTCTGGAAACAGAAGCCCGTGTGGTGTAACGCCTGTTATTAACCAGTGGGTCGTAACAGACCCACTAATGGAGAAAGAAGATGATCACCGACAAACTGTTGATGTTCTCCGAAGCACAGGCGGTAACTGATACCGCGGCTTCTACTGACGTAATCGATCTAGGTCCAATTGATGGAAATCGTCGCGATATCGGCGTGGGTTACCCGCTTGAGTTTTGGGCGCTGGTTAACGAAGCCGCCACGGCAAGTGGTGAGGCAACTGTAAACATCCAGTTGCAGACGAGTGAGAATAACAGCTCATGGTCCACTATTTATGATAGTGGCGCACTGGCAAAGGCTACCCTGACAGCAGGTAAACGAGTTGTTTCTGCAAAGGTGCCTGCCGGTGTTCAGCGATATCTGCGTGTTAACTACTCCGTCGCAACTGGCCCACTAACGGCCGGCAAATTCACTGCGGGTATTAGTCTGGATGTTGATGCCAATACACCGTACCCGATCCGCTCAAAAGTAACTGGTTAAGGTGATTTCGATGTCAGGTGAGAAACCAAGATACCGCGTTCTGCGCCTCTCTCATATCCATAACACACTGTGGCCGGAGGGGGCAGAAATCGAATACGAAGGTGAGCCTGGTAGCGCACTGGAACCTGTTAACGATGCAGCCAGACAGGCAAAAGCAAAGGTAGCAGGAAAGGTGACTATGGCAGCAACCAGCACCAAAATCATCAACGATGTGTCAGATGATGGTGAACTGGATAAGCTCCGTGAAGAGTACGAATTGCTCTTTAACGAGAAGCCACACCATAACGCCAAAGCCGAAACGCTCCGCGAGAAGATCGCAGATAAGCGTAAAGAACTGGGCGTGTAAGCCTCGCGAATCAGACAAGGGGCTTCGGCCCCTTTATTGCAGGAGTGTATATGGAACTCGTAAACCTCAAAACCGGCACTGACAGCTACCAGGATGAGAGCGGAGAAACCAGAACTCGCGATGAATACCCGTGGGGGCTGTGCATCACTCTTAATAATGACACATTGAATAAGCTGAAGGCGCAACCTCAGGGCGTCGGAACAGAAGTGATGATAACTGCAAGGGCTGTTATTCGAGGCCTGTCTGCCAGAGAAACTGACGATGGTGTTAACCGCAGCGCCGATCTGCAGATCACTGATATGGCGATCGCTCCTGTTTCCGGGGATGTAGAAAAATCAGCGGCTGAAACCCTGTACGGCAATGGGGGTGAGTAATGGCCTCTGTAGTAGAGATCTGCAATCGTGCGCTGTCCAATATTGGCAACAGCCGCAGCATTAACAGCCTGACGGAAGCCAGCAAGGAAGCGGGGGAATGTTCGCTGCACTTTGAGGCCTGCCGTGATGCTGTGCTTTCTGATTTTGACTGGAACTTTGCTACCAAACGCGTGGCGCTTGCAAATACGAGCAATCCACCGCCTGACTGGGAATATGCGTATCAGTACCCGTCCGATTGTCTGCGCATTACTGAAATTATGCTTCCTGGTGTACGCAATCCAACAGCAGCAATGCGCGTTCAGTACGAAGTTGGTGCAGACACCAACGGAACAGGAAAGTTGATCTACACAGACCAGCCGCAGGCATGGCTCAAGTATGTCTCTCGCGTTTCAGATGTGAACATGTTTGATGCCATTTTTATGGAGGCGTTGGCCTGGCGTCTTGCGGCAGCTATTAACATGGCGCTGACTGGGAATGCAGACCTCGGTACGTTTGCCCTCAATATGTACAATCTCGTGATTCTTAGTGCTGGCTCGCATAGCCAGAATGAATCACAGGAACCACAGCCACCGGTTGACGAGTTTACCATTGCGAGGTTGTCCTGATGGCTATCAGTTGGATCCAGCCCAGCTTTGCCGGTGGTGAGATTGGACCGTCGTTGTACGGGCGTATTGACATGGCGAAGTACCAGGTAGCATTGCGCAAGTGCGATAACTTTATCGTGCGGCAGTATGGCGGCGTTGAGAATCGACCTGGTACGCGTTTTGTCGGTGCCGCCAAATACCCAAATCGGAAATGCCGCCTGATCCCGTTCCAGTTCTCGACGGTTCAGACTTATGCTCTGGAGTTCGGACACCAGTACATGCGCGTTATCAAAGATGGTGCGTTGGTGCTGAACAGCAGCAATGTTATTTATGAAATTGCCACGCCATATACTGAAGCCGATCTGTTCCGAATTAAATTCACGCAAAGCGCAGACGTGCTTACGCTGGTTCATCCGGCATACCCGCCGAAAGAGTTGCGCCGCTATGCGCATGACAACTGGCAACTGGTTGATGTGGTAACGAAGAACGGGCCATTTGAAGATATCAATATTGACGAGTCAGTGACGGTTTATGCCAGCGCCAGCACCGGGACAATTACGTTAACGGCAAGCGCCTCTATTTTTGGCGCGGAGCAGGTAGGCAAATTGTTCTATCTGGAACAGCCTGCAGTGGATTCAGTGCCGGTATGGGAAACCAGTAAGAGTACGTCGATTGGCGATATTCGCCGTGCAGACAGTAACTACTATCGCGCCGTTACAGCAGGCAAAACAGGCACTTTGCGCCCTTCGCATACAGAAGGCACATCATGGGATGGCTGGGGCGGATCCGGTGATGATGATACTGGCATTGAGTGGGAGTATCTGCACAGTGGTTTTGGTATTGCCCGTATCACTGCTGTAAACGGCACTACTGCAACTGCCGAGGTGATTTCCTATATCCCTTCGCAGGTCGTTGGCGAGGATAATGCCAGCTATAAATGGGCTAAATATGCCTGGAACAGTGTTAATGGTTATCCTGGCACTGTTGTTTATTATCAACAACGTCTTTACTTCGCCGCATCGACTGCGTTCCCTCAGACTATCTGGGCCAGCCGTACTGGGGATTATAAGGATTTTGGCAAAAGCAATCCTACGCAGGATGACGACAGAATTATCTACACCTATGCCGGGCGTCAGGTTAATGAGATCCGCCACCTGATTGATGTCGGTTCGCTGGTGGCGCTGACTTCCGGAGGTGAGTACGTCATCACCGGCGACCAGAACAAAGTATTAACCCCATCATCATTTGCATTCAGCTCTCAGGGATCAAATGGCTCGAGCAATGTCCCACCAATTGCCGTGGCGAATATTGCTCTGTTCGTCCAGGAGAAAGGCAGTGTTGTCCGTGATCTGGCCTACTCATTCGATGTTGACGGCTATCAGGGGAACGACCTGACAATCCTTGCCAATCATCTTTTTCAGAAGCACAGCATTGTTGACTGGTGCTTCTCTATTGTCCCTTACTCCAGCGCCTTCTGCATTCGTGATGACGGTAAATTACTGGTGATGACCTATTTGCGTGATCAGCAGGTTTTTGCATGGGCACCACAATCCAGTACCGGAAAATATGAAAGCACATGCAGTATCAGCGAAGGCAATGAAGATGCGGTGTATTTCGTCGTTAACCGAACCGTTAACGGGCAAACAGTGAGATACATCGAGCGGCTGTCCAGCCGTTTATTTACCAGCGATGAAGATGCTTTCTTTGTTGATTCTGGCCTTAGCTATGATGGAAGAAATACGTCTGACAGAACGATGACCATCACTGGTGGTTCTGGTGAATGGGATTACCGTGCGGAATATACAATCAGTGTTTCTGGTGGTGCGTACTTCACCAGTGGCGATGTCGGTGCGCAACTACAGTTCCCTTATACCGGAACTGATCCTGATACTGGCGATGAAGTGTCAAAAGAATTACGTTGCGACATCATTTCTGTAACCAGCAATACCGCTGTAGTGGTTCGTGCTAACAGGAACGTCCCGCCATCCCTCAGGAATGTGGCCACCACGAACTGGCAGATGGCGCGTCGGACATTTGGAGGCCTGTCTCATCTTGAAGGACAGATCGTAAACATTCTTTCTGATGCGAATGTTGAGCCACAGAAAGTTATTTCCGGAGGTGCCGTCACACTGGAATCTCCGGGGGCTATAGTGCACATCGGCCTGCCAATAACTGCTGAATTCGAAACACTGGATATCAACATTAACGGACAGGAAACGCTGCTGGACAAAAAACAGGTGATCCCCTCCGTTACTCTGGTTGTGAATGCCAGCCGCGGCATCTGGGCGACTACGCCTGGCGGTAAATGGTACGAATATCCACAGCGTGAATTCGAGTTCTACGATGATCCTGTTGATGATGCTACCGGAAAAGTGGAAGTGAAACTGGACAGTAACTGGGGCAAAAACGGACGTGTAAAAATCCGTCAGCTTGACCCGTTGCCGCTGTCTGTTCTTGCCGTTATTCCTCGCCTTACTGTTGGGGGATTCTGATGATCGATGTTCGAATTGTTCCCGCTACCGAAGAGCATCTTCAGATGATTTTGCCGGATGTTCGTCAGGCTGATATTGACGAACTGTATGCGGTATCGCTGATGACTACCGAAGATGCGCTGCGTGTTGGTCTTCGCACTGCGACTATGGCCTGGTCAGGATTTGCGAACGGAGAACTGGTAACCATGTTTGGCGTATCTCCGGCGTCAATGATCGGTGGCAATGGTACGCCCTGGCTGGTAGGAACCAGCCGTATTGAAAAATATCAGAAGACATTTCTTCGCCACTGCCGCCCTGTATTGCAGCAGATGCTGGCAGTTTATCCGCGCCTGGAAAACTACGTCGACGAGCGAAACCATGTTGCCAAAGCATGGCTGCACTGGCTTGGATTCAGGCTTGAAGAAGCCGCGCCTTATGGTGCTCTTGGTCTTAATTTCCACAGATTTCACATGGAGAGAAAATAATGTGCGATCCGGTTATTGCTGGTGGCGCAATGCTCGCCATGAGTGGCATTCAGGCATACACCCAGTACCAACAGGGAAAGTATGCCTCGAAGGTTGCAGAAGCGAACGCAGATATAGCCACTGCTCAGGCAAATGATGCAATAAACAGAGGTAACGCTGAAGCTGAGCAACGGCGCAGAGAGACCCGACAGCGGCTTGGTACACAGGCGGCGACAATGGGGGCTACCGGCGCTGATTTATCTACAGGTAACGCGCTGGATATATTTGGCGACACTGCCCAGTTTGGCGCTCTTGATTCGCTGACGACGGTGAATAACGCGCAACGCGAGGCTTACGGTTATCAGGTTCAGGCTGCCAACTATAAAGCAGAAGCCAGTTCAGCCCGTAAACAGGGGAATGTGGGAGCAGCAACAACATTGCTCACTGCGCCTCTGAAGGCATACGGTGCGTACCAGATGTTTGGTGGGACGTGGAGTCCGTTTACTCAAAGCACTCCTGCGCCAATCGGGGCAGCAGCAGGAACCAGATTACCCGGAGGATTATAATGCCAGTCGTACCAACAGTATCCGGACGTCAGGTTGAGAGCCGTGGAGTTCAGTCAGCAGGCTTGCAGACGTTTTCTCAGCCAGGTATTGGTGATGCTTTTGTTCTGGCAGGGGCAGAGACTATTGATGTTTTTGGTCAGGCAAAACAGCGTGCCAATATCGCTCTGGCTCAGGAGGCATCTCTTAACCTCAGTCAGATAAGCAGCGATCTGCTGAATAACCCTGAAACAGGGTTGCTTAACCTGAAAGGGAAAAATGCTATTGGAAAAGGCCATGAGTATACGCAGCAGTTTGATGCTCAGGTCGAACAACTGGCTATGTCGCTGCCGGATGAACAGGCTCGTAATACTTTCATGCAGCAGGCGCAGCAGCAGCGCATTCAGTTCACTACGCAGGCCGGGCGGCACGAGATAGGGCAAATAAACGCCTACGAAGAAGGCCAGTTTCAGGCTACGCTGCTGAACAATGGTAAAAATGCCGCAGCATTGTATGGCGACAACGCCGCATACGTATTGGCTAATAAGCAAACTTTCCAGCAAATTGAGGATTACGGCATTGCGCATGGCTGGAGCGACGAGCAAATCCAGGCCAAGAAAGTCGAGTTTAAAGAGAAGGTTGCTGATGCCGCATTGTCCCAGTGGTCGGCAAACAATGCGACCGCATTCATCCAAAGTAATGGCGAGTTAAGTGATACTGCTGCTGGAGCTCGCCGTGCTGTAGCAGATAGTGACTCTTCCGAGCGTGCCCGTGGCATACGCAACAATAACCCAGGAAATCTCGAATACAGCAAAACTAATCCGTGGGTAGGCCAGACCGGTGATGATGGTCGATTTGCTAAATTCGAAACACCTGAACACGGGATTCGTGCATTAGGGCGAAACCTGATGTCGTATCAGAGGCAGGGTATTGATACCGTCAGCGAGATAATTAATCGCTGGGCACCGCCTACTGATAAAAATGACACTATGTCGTATATCAAAGCAGTGTGCGAACAACTTGGCGTTTCTGCTGATGAGCCTCTCGATGCATCTAATCCTGATACCCTGAAGGCGCTTTGTGCAGCCATTATCCATCATGAGAACGGTAGCCAGCCATACAGTGATCAGCAGTTAACTGCTGGTGTCAGTGCAGCACTTGGTTTATCAACAATTCCAACCAACACCAAACGCTATACCGGTAATGCAGCATTCGATGCGGCATCTCCTGAGGCGCAGGCAAGTTTTATGCGAAAGGCGGATCAACTGCGTCGGCAGCAGCAGGCTGAATATAAAACGATGATTGACAGCCAGGTTCGCGATGCGACAGCTGCGTATATGCGTGGCGTTGAATTTCCTAACCCACCTGGTGAGGCTGATTTTATTGCAGCTTATGGAGTCAGAGAAGGAAACCTGCGATATACCGAGTTCAGAAATACGCAAATCGCCGGACAGTATATAGGCTCTTTCCGCAACATGCCGACAAGCAGCATTACAGCATATGTTGAGCAATTACGCCCGGATACTGGTGAGACAGGGGAGGGTTATGCGGCACGAGCCGCTCTTTATGACAACGTTGTGTCGGCTGCAAATCAGGTGATAAAGCAGCGACAGGCTGATCCTGTACAGTTCTCTCTTGCCGCCGGACAGGCAAAGCCTATCGACATGAGCAATAAGGATAACTTTGGACAGAGCGTTGCCTTGCGTGCTGCTCAGGTCAGTGACCTTGCTAAGTCATATGGCACTCCACTGACGTTCTTTTCCAAAGACGAGGCCAATCAGATCGGTGTTTTCTTTCGTGATGCGCCCGTTTCCCAACAGGCAGCATATCTCGATACCATCAGGCAGAGCACTGGTGGTGGGCAGGTGTATATGTCAGCACTACAGCAGATCAGTGCCAACGCTCCATCTGCTGCCGTTGCCGGGATACTGATGGATAAGCCAGGTGGTATTTTGGCAGAAAAAAACTGGTTTAATCCGGATGTTTCCGTGTCTCCTGAAACCGCTGCGCAGACAATTCTTGCTGGCGCGGCGGCTCGTAAAGGTACTGATGACGCGAAAGGTATTCCGATGCCTAAAGATGCTGATCTCCGCCTTGAGTTTTCTGACATGGTGAAGGATGCATTTGCTGGTGATGCTCAGGGGGCATCAATGGCATACGAGATCGCAAAGGACTATTACGCTGGTGTGATGGCGAAAAAAGGCGTGGTATCAGGCGAAATTGACAATGATATCTGGAAACAGGCTGTTAACGTAGCTACAGGTGGCGTGCATGACTATAACGGAATGGGGAATGTTCTTTTGCCGTGGGGAATGTCTGCAGAGCAATTCGATAAGCAGGTTAATCAGGCTTGGAATGAACAAGTTGTTGGCACAGGGATAAAAACACCGCCTGGTCAGTATGGTTTGCAAAGTTACGGCGATAGTCAGTACCTGGTGAAACTTGGTACTGGTTATCTGCTAAAAGATGATGGTTCTCCCGTTGTTCTTGATCTGACACAGAAGCGTCAGAGATTCTCCGGAGATATTCCGCAATGAGTTACTTTGGCCTTAATCCAGTAAACCAGAATCAGCAGCTTGAAGAAGCAGCATCAAATCCAGCTGGCTTTAACAGCGATGTTGGTTTTTTCGACAATGCTGTAGGAGCGGCATTGTCTGGTTTGTACTCCGGGCTGGTGGCAAAGCCAGACCAGTTTCTATGGGCAGGGATGGATAAAATCGTATCCCCGGTTGCTCAGTTTGTTAACGAAAACACCTCGCTCAATGACACTTCAGTTTCATACATTGCTGAGCAGAGAAAACTAGCAGAGCAGCAGGTTAAGCGGCTGACGCCTGATGCCGCGACAACCGGAACCGCCGGGCAGGTCCTTTATGGGTTGTTCGATATGGGCGGGCAGGCTGTTGTCGGTACAACGCTCGGTGGTCCGGTCGGAGGTGCTGCGGCAGTAACTTCTCTACAGGGTTTTTCTGAGTTTGAACGGCTGACAGCACAGGGTGTTGATTTCAGGACGGCGCAGGAAGCGGGATTAGTGCAGGGTATTACTGCTGGTGCCGGAACACTGATCCCTATGAGCCTCGGGTTACGTGCTGGTGGTGCGCTGGCGGAAGGTGTGGCGGCCCAGCTTGCGCGGACTGGTGAAAGTTCAGTGCGACGCGCCGCAGCAACAGCAGTACGTGCAACGCCAGATATTGCCTATGCTGCAGGTACAAATATTGCGTTCGGTATGGCACAGCGTGGGCTTACTGCAAAAACGCTTCGTGATGGTGGCTATAGCGAAATGGCTAACCAGTATGATGTGTTGGATCGACAGGCAATTGCTATTGATGCTGTTCTTGGGGTGGCGTTTGGTGGTGTCGGCAGATTTATTAACTCTCGCGGCGAGTCTACAAGCGCACCAAATTTTTCACCAGTTGATGTTGATGCTGCACTGGCGGCGAATGCCGCTCATCATGCTGAAATTGATATTGCGCCCGGCGTGCCGATCAACGTGCTTTCGCGCAATTCTCACATTCAGGCTCTGCGAAAAGCTATGTCTGATGTTAGCCAGGGGAGACCTGTAGACGTTGCCAGCATTGTTGAGTCTGCATCTTTCAGTGAAATTCCTAGGCGCAAGAGTCTGCTGTCTCAGGCAGTTAATGAGGCTCTGTCATCTGTAGATAATGGAGTAACGGCGCGCGCTATAGAAAATCGGTTGCTTGAAGAACAGGCCGCGCAGCTTTTGCCGCGTGGAGATAGACAGGTTTACCAGTCTGAAATCGCTAATAGCCAACGAATTATTGAAAATCTCACTGAACAGCGTGCACAAATTCTTGCAGAAGAGCCAACCGGTAGCGGTAAAGCTTTGTCTCGTGCTCGATCAGATAAACAGGCTAGACTTCGCGATATTGATCAACGAATCCGGCAGGCACAAGAACGCCTGGAATTTTCCCGTAACGCGTTGGCACCGCACGAGCCAGGCGGTCAGTTTTTTGAGGCTCGAGCAGAACTGGCTCGGAGACAGCAGGCAGAAAGTGAACTTAATGCTCAGGCTGTTTCATTCTATAAAACAGCAGAGGTCAGGATGCCAGACGAAGTAGCTCCTTTTGAGCCTGATAAAATATTGCAACAGGCAGAACAAAAAATAATGTCAGATCAGGCAGGAGATATTGATCTGCGCATAGCTGAAGACTCGCTGCTTGAATCACCTGACATGATAATCACCGTGCTGGATGATGATGGTAATCCACAATCGCGCAGTGCGCGTGAAGTACTGGATGAAGCGAACAGGGAAAGTGAGCAGGCAATACAGGATTCCAGCCTGTTTGATGTCGCTGTGGCGTGTTTCTTGAGAGGTTAAATTAAATGAGACAGGAATGTATACAAGCGGTTCAGCAGGCGGCGCAGCGCATGTTAACGGCGCGAGAAATACAGAACATTGAAGACCGCATTTATCGAAATATGCGCTCCATTGCTCGTGATGACCCGATGTCGTGGCGACAACTTTCCGAATCAGAGCGGCTATATCGAGCAGCACAATTGGCATCTGAAGAATTACAGCGAGAAGTGGCATTAAAGAAACGTCGTGTGGCTCTCACTATAGCCGCGCGTCAGAGATTGGATAAATTTATCAATAGCTATCAAGGGGCTGATGGGAAACTTGGCGCTCTTAACCGTACTATAGCTTTTAATGCAGACGGTAAATCTAATTTCCTCTCTGTTGAATCCAGAACAAAAGCCACCCGTGATTATGCATTGAGTCAATTGCAGGAGGCATTCGAAGCAGTTGATCCTCGCTTTTTTGGTCTGTTTGAAGATGAAGCTGGCGTACGTGACCTGGTATATGAAATGCGGGGGCAAAATACTGGCAATGCTAAAGCAAGAAAAGGTGCTAAGGCGTGGAGAGAAGTTACAGAGCTGCTGCGCCGCCGGTTTAATGATGCTGGTGGGGACATTGGCTATCTCGAAAACTGGGGGATCCCTCAACATCATTCTATGGAAAAGGTTGGGGCGGTATCAAAGGATAAGTGGGTTAGCGATGTTATAGGTAAGCTGGATCGCAAATATTATACCCGAGCCGATGGACAACTGATGAACGATGCCGAGTTGTCTGCATTTCTTGGAGAGGCTTATAACACGATCGCTACTGGTGGGCTGAATAAGCTTACTGATACCGGAATGCGAATTTCCGGCGCACGTGCTAACCGTGGTAATGCATCACGACAGATACATTTCAAAGATGCAGATTCCTATCTCCAATATCAACAACTTTATGGCGATCGCTCTCTATGGGAAATCATGGTCGGTCACCTGGAAGGTATCAGTAAAGATATTGCTCTGGTGGAAACATATGGTCCAAACCCCGATCATGTTTTCCGCTCCCTTCTTGATCAGGTTAAGGCAGAAACGGCAACAGCTAACCCGAGTAAAACCGGTAGCGTCGAGCGTCTGGCGAACAAAACAGAGAACTTGTACAACTTTATTTCCGGAAAAACACAGCCTGTAGCGAATCCCCACATCGCGCGATGGTCTGACAATATCCGCAACTGGCTGGTTGCCAGCAGACTCGGATCCGCGTTGCTGTCATCGTTCTCTGATCTTGGAACCATGTATCTGTCTGCGAAGGTTACCAACCTTCCAATGAACCAGTTATTTCGCAACCAGCTTGAAGCTATGGACCCAACGAACCGTACTGAGCTTGCGCGGGCGCGCCGCGCTGGCCTGGCGATGGAATCTCTACTTGGCAGCGTTAACCGCTGGGCGATGGATAATATGGGGCCGTCTGTGTCTCGTTGGGCGGCAACGGCGGTAATGCGTGCCAGTGGGCTTACAGCATGGTCAGATGCGCACAAGCGCGCCTATGGCGTAACCATGATGGGAAGCCTGGGAGAAGTAGTGTCACGGACACCAGACCTTCGTAGCCTTGATGACTCTGATTTTCGTATCCTGAAAAGCAAAGGGATTACTGACACAGACTGGAGCGTATGGAAGTTGGCGCAACAGGAGGACTGGGGGAACGGTAATAATACGATGCTGACGCCGGAAAGCATTATGCGTATCCCTGATTCAGCAGTTAAACATCTTGGTGAGCCTGAACGCGTGAAATTTGAGGCAATGCGTAAACTGCTCGGTGCCGTAACTGAAGAAGTTGATATGGCTGTTATTACACCGGGAGCACGTGAGCAACTGATAACCGGTTCTGGTATTCAGCGTGGAACATGGAAAGGTGAATTAACGAGAAGTGTTTTCCTGTTTAAATCGTTCCCTATCTCGGTTGTTATGCGTCACTGGTCACGCGCTATGGGTATGCCGTCTGCTGGTGGGCGTGCGGCATATATTGCGACGTTTATTGCCAGTACGACCATTCTTGGCGCTTTGTCGCAGCAACTTAACGACCTTGCGTCTGGTCGTAATCCTCGAGAGATGACAGGAGAAGATGCCGCAAAATTCTGGCTTGGTGCTCTACTGAAAGGTGGTGGTCTTGGTCTTTACGGTGACTTTTTATTGTCAGATCACACTAGGTACGGAAGCGGCGCGCTGGCGTCGATGCTTGGCCCGGTAGCTGGTCTGGTTGATGACGTAGTGAAGATAGCTCAGGGCATACCGCTAAATGCTGTGGAAGGGAAGAGTGAGCAGACTGGTGGTGATCTGGTGAAGCTGGGGAAAGGTTTGATGCCAGGTGCGAATCTCTGGTACTTGAAGGCGGCTCTCGATCACATGATCTTTAACCAGATGCAGGAGTATTTTTCACCAGGCTATTTGCGTAAAATGGAGCAACGTTCGAAGAAAGAGTTTAACCAGACATACTGGTGGCGACCTCAGGATGTCACTCCGCAATAAGGAAGTGTTGTGTTTTTAATTATTTTGAGTGTGATAATTTCTGGTGGGTTGTTATTTATTGACCGCTACAAATATTTTCTTAACCATCAGACTCAAGCTATTTGCTGGTTCATCTTTGTTGTGCAGGGAGTAGTTCTTGTTGCAAGCCTTATTGAGGGGAGGCCTCTGATTTTTACTGGGTAAATAGGTGACTACATGCAAGCTATAGGATTCATTGTTTATATCGTCGTTGGTCTTTTTCAGTTGGCAGTAATTATGGCTGGGCTTGAATCATGGTTTGGATTGCACTGGATAATTGCAGCCCCCATTGCTTTCATCGTTAGCTATATTCCATTTGTTGGAGCGATTGTTGGTATGGTTGGCGCTGTGGATGTATGGCGGTGGGAGTGGTGGCAGGCTGGCCTTCTCTTCTTTGGTGGGATCATCTTTGCTATTGTCTGCGGTGGAATGTCATCATTTTTCGAATGGCTATCATTCAGAAAAAGAACGTGACATGTCACAGGCCGCTTTCGCGGCCTTTAAATTTACCGGGTTTGTTTTCGTAATTGTTCGGCACAATAGTCGAGATGTGTTTGCAGATCCCGCATAGACATCTGTGAGCTGGTGACGTAGTTAATCAGTGCAGTCAGTTCGGCAAGTGGGCCATCGACATTAAATCCATCCTTATCGAGATCCCGGAGTAATTTCATCAAGTGCGATCCTTCCACCAGTGACCTGACGCCTCCCGGCGTGTGAATCTTTTCGGTAAATCCGTCTTCCAGTGGATAGTGATACTGCTGCATCTTATCTTCTCCATGCAATAACTGTATAAATGTACAGTAGCAAATAATTTGTTTGCTATCCAGCACGTTTTGCTAATCACCTGAAAGGTAATATCTGTTCGTATTCATGAGCTATATATCCATATATGGTTTTTCAGGTAATAGAATAACCAGATATGCGGCGCAACGGGTGCTGCGACTATCTGGAGATTTAACATGACGGTCTCAACCGTAGTTGACCATAACGATTACACCGGGAACGGCGTTACGACATCCTTCCCGTATACCTTCCGCATTTTCAACAAATCTGACCTGGTTGTTCAGGTGGTTGACCTTGATGAAAATATCGCTGTGCTAGCTCTTGATACTGATTACACAGTTACCGGGGCTGGAGGGTATAACGGTGGTAATGTAATTCTGTCGAAGGCGTTGGCTAACGGTTATCAGATTTCTATATCACGAGAACTCCCGGTTACGCAGGAAACTGATTTGCGTAATCAGGGTAAGTTCTTTGCTGAGGTGCATGAAGACGCGTTCGATAAACTGACGATGCTGATACAGCAGGCGTACAGTGTGTTCCGCCTGGCGCTTCGCAAGCCGTCCAGCATCGCGAATTGGTACGATGCATTGGGAAACTACATCCGTAATGTGCGTGACCCTCGAGATCCTCAGGATGCGGCCACAAAGCATTACGTCGACTCATTAAGTGCAGGAAATACATCACATACTGATTTGTTATTTAGTAGAACATTGCGTACCGCAGAGAGCATCCCGCAACTTCCATCTGTGGAGTCGCGAAAAAATAAAATTGTTGGCATGGATAACAACGGTAATCCCATAATGTTATTGCCTGAATCAGGAAGCGCGGCTGATGTCATGATTGAACTGGCAAAAAATAGCGGAGCTGGGCTGATAGGATACAATGATACAGAGGAATACCCAGATGGAACGGTTGGCGATATTCTCAATAGACGACCTTTCGTTCAACTTTCTGATTTCGGCGTTACTGGATCTGGCGATGAAACAGAGAAGGTTAGATCGGCACATGCCAAAGCCAATGCTCGAGGCGTTCCCGTTATCTATGATGTCTCTGAAGTTACTCTTGATGCAAAAGCAAACATAGAAGTCAGAACATCAGTAGACTTTAATGGTTGCATTATCCATCCTGTATTTTATGGAACGCCATCTTACGACACAACGCCGACTTATTCGTTGCTAGGTAAAGCGTCTGAAAACGTGACATCAAAACTGTCACAGTCTGGTATGCGTAAGGGTGAAATGGCCCTTTACGGCGGTATGGCATCTTATAGTCGTGGAACATTCTGGATGGATACACGAGACCCTTTATGTAAACGTAGTCTCTCCGATGTGACCCCAAACCACTATAAGACAACGATAAACCGCATCACGAAGTATGGTGGTTTACAGTATCCACTTGAGCATGATTTTACTGCATCACCTTCTCCAGAGGCCTACTTCAGACCTGATGAAGACTTCTGGTTGAAAGTTGAAGGCGCTCACATTGATACGTCTGGTATGACGTCAGGTGTTGTTTTTAAAGCATTAAGGTCCCAAGTTAAGTTTTCAGACATAACTGTACGGCAAGACGACAATGTTAAGATGACAAACATCCGGCAAATATTTTATCTCGGTGATGGTGTTAGCCAGATAAGATTTAATGACGTATCAGCAGAGGCTATGTCGAGCTATAACGCGAACAATGGCACATATCTGTTAAGCAGCAATTATGCGGCAGAGATTATTCTAGATAATGTTAATGCTGTGCAAGGTTGGGGTGCTCTCGGTCTTCATAAAGTGAGAGATTTGACAGTTACTAATTCAACTTTAAATCGGGTAGATGGACATTATCATATTTTCGACATAGACGTTAATCACACTAAGTTACACGAGTTCGGTGTACTCATTGGTGCTGGTGGAGGATACCTTCGTGTAACAAATTGCACTAAGTACCTCGGCACTCAAACAGACCTAACTGGGACGAGCGGGACTGCTATAGATAAGACACGCCGAAGTGTCATCTATATGCGAGACGATTACGGTAGCTATTTTGACGGGGATATCACCGTCGACAACGTAGTGTATAAAATGTCCAGAGAATTATCATTTGCTTCTGCATCCGAGGAGTGGCCAGGTATTCTGTCCTGTGTGTCGTTCAATGCCGGGGTTAGTACAACAAGTTCAACAACTCCTGATTATGGCTATACAGCACCAGTTCCGTGGGGGACAACTGTCACTGTTAAAAACATTACGGTAGAAGTGTTTAGGGATTCAATACTGGATTCATGGCTCACTTTTGTAGCTGTTAACTACAACGGGAATTACATACTTCCCAGCGTGTTAATGCCAGCAAGTATCACTGTGAAAGATATTAAATATAGCAAACCTCCGAGGACTGCGAAAATAGCACCCGTCATTCTCCCGGATTTACGTGGAACAACTGCGGCAGTTGCCTCTGCTAATAATCGGGCTTTCTTTAACTCAATAATTAATATTGAGAATATTCAAAGTGGTTTTGCAAAAGACCGTCAAATCGGAGCTCTGAATACTGGGGTCCAGACACTTATGTGCATGTATACTCAGACAGAGATATCTAACTTCCCTACTCCGTCTGTTGTTCCAGAAATAAATGTGCGTAACTTTTATGGCTTTTCTGGTAAGTTTGACATTCCAGGAAGACTAAGCCTAACGGACTGCTTCGTCATTTCTCTGACCGACTCATCTGGTGGCAGAAATGCAGATTCTTTTATAAAAGTATCCGGAGGGTTTGTCTACGCGTTGCCTAGTTCTTCTGGTGGTTCTTCATCACAGCTACCAAGAGCCGAGTGGAATTCTGTTAGGTTTATTAAAAGCCCTGTCTCTCCAGACCTAACTGATTACGACTCAATACAGGGTTGCACATTCGAAAATGGCAATCCACCGATAGGGATAACAGTGGCACTTGCGTTTTCAGGAAGTGTTGGTGACGCTGCTAATAGATTGCAATAAAAAATTGGCTGGGAATTTTAATCCCCAGCCAGCATATTAATTTATTTTTGATAAAAGATACTTACCTACTATTTTAGAACCATCACTAGAAAGATGCCCACCATCAAAATAAACCGGTTTATCATTATGAATAACCATGCACTTCCCATTCTTGCACAGCTCGTCTTTAGGATTTATTATCTTATAAGAGGCAAGCCCATCCCCTGAGTTCTCTATAAATAAATCATCAAGTTTTGTGCTCTTTATATCTACTAAATTTTTGCAGCCATCAAGTATGTGTCTAACTGGAAGTCTATTTCCATTCATGCAAGAAACAACGTCATAGTTTGGATGTTGGTAATTTCCTATTACATACATTCTTTTATCTTTATTAATAAGTTGTCGCCACTTGTTTATTTGTGAGAGTATAACATTATTATATGATGACTTACTTACATAATCTCCATGACGACTTATTAATTTATCATTATATCTCTCCCAGTTATGAGCAAGTATTATAGTGTTTGATTTCGATTTATTTATCTCATTGATTGCTTTTTCATACATCGAATAGCATCCTGATTCTTCTTTAGCATAATAATCAGGAAGAATTGGGCATGACACTAACGAAATAAATGTTGCATTTATACCTTCACTGTCAATAAAGTCAATGAATTGCTGTGAGTAGCTATCACCAACAAAAATAATGCCATCCTGTTTGCTTGATTCATTCAAATGCAAAATCTTTCCATTTGCCTTACCAAATAGTCTGTGTCCTCCATATGACGTATCCACCTTGCTACTTATCCTTGATGGAGCACCGGCGTAAAATATTGATGATGATATTAACATCATAAATATATATGAAAACAAAATAATATTTATATTTTTAACTTTAGATTCAACTAAATGATGAAGTATTAATGATAAAGTGAAAACAATAAACAAATAAAAAAATAACCCAACCTCAATATTTAACTTTCTGAAAAACACTATGACAGGCCAATGCACAAGATAAATCGAATAAGAAATTATTCCTATGTACTGTATTACTCTGTTTCTAAAGAATGAATTTTCGTTCATTCCTGAATGTATTACAAGCATAGCTCCGACAACAGGCACTATTGCATTTACGCCAGGCCACGCCATCGTGTCATTATAAATAATGAATGATAACAGTATCAATACAACACCAAATATCTCTCCAATCCTATTTAATTTTAATTTTTTATTAATCACATAAACTATTGCCCCGCCCATCATTTGCCAGGATCTTCCGGGGAGAGAATAGTATGCAAATTTACTATGATTGAATGCTTGATATATAGAAAGCGCAAGCGATAAAACGAATATTGAGTAAATAAGAACAACTCTATTGCTTCTATTTTTTACGAGATATAAAAAAATTGGGAATAGTATATAGAATTGCCATTCAACAGAAAGTGACCACGTATGAAGTAGTATTTTGCTTTTTGAGTCCGAATCAAAATACCCACTCTCAAATGCATACACATAATTTGATATGAATGACATGCTTGATAGCATATGCTTTCCAAGCATTTTGTATGATGTTACATCAAGTGATACAAAACCTATTATTGAAGTAAACAAAACAACTGCAATAAGTGCTGGTATAATTCTTTTTACTCTTGATGTGTAAAATTTTTTAAATGAAAAGTTACCATTATCCATCCCATTCATTATGATGGAGGTCATAAGATAACCTGATATCACGAAGAAAATATCTACGCCAGCAAATCCACCCGGTAACCACTGCGGATTAAAATGAAAAATCACAACAGACATGACTGCTATAGCTCTCAGTCCGTCAATATCCTTTCTGCGTTGAATGGAAGGCATTCTTACCTCTAAACATTGATTATTATTTTATAAGATAATATCACCCAGAAGGTAATTTTGGTAAGAACAATTTTGGGTATGTTTAACCACATATGGTTTATTGTGTATGATGAACTCACCAACTAAGGGGGTTCTTTATGCGTATTAAACGGTGGTCACTATGTCTGCATCGCTAACCGCTGACACAATAAATCAGGGGCTTAGCTACGGAGCGTTGGCGGCAGTGGTCGCTGGGGTTCCTCCAGAGGTGGCGTTAGGTTCGCTGGCAGGCGCGGTAATTTTCGTTACCTCTGCCGTCGAGTATCCAGTTAAGCGCCGCGTCCTGCTTTCTCTTCTCAGCTTTCTCTGTGGCTTGCTCTTCTATAAACCTACTGCCTCTATCCTGATCGGTGTTGCCAGCTTGATCCCAACAATCACGCAGGAATCGTTCGAGAGAGGCGTGGTATTTTCTGCTGGTGCATTCGTGTCGGCAATCGTCGCGGTACGTGTTGGCATCTGGCTTTATCACCGTTCCGATAATCCACGCGAATTAATTCCGGGGAGAAAAGACGATGACAACTCATGAGCTGCTTTTACTGATTGCCAATGCGGTTATCTGTTCTGCGATAGCAATCCGCGTCGGAACCTTCCGGCGTAATGGCTCACAACACCGCCGGTGGGGTGGGTGGATAGCCTACTTCCTTATCGTGGCATCCGCCAGCATCCCCGTCCGCGCCGCATATGCAATCTGGTATCACACACCAATGGCCGCTGATTTATCAGAGGTCATCATCAATGCTGTCATGCTTGCCGCCGTTCTGAAGACGCGCGGTAACGTCGTGCAGATATTCAAAATATCGAGGTCTCAACATGGACATTAACCAGTTCCGGCGCGCAGCCGGTATCACTGAGCAACTGGCCGCACGCTGGTATCCACACATCACTGCAGCAATGAATGAATTTGGCATTACCAAGCCAGAAGACCAGGCGATGTTTATTGCGCAGGTCGGGCATGAGTCCGGAGGTTTTACCCGGTTGCAGGAAAACTTCAACTACAGCGTGAGTGGGTTGTCAGGTTTCATCCGCGCCGGGCGTCTCACTCTGGGCCAGGCCAATGCTTTGGGCCGCCGTGCTGGTGAACCATCGTTACCGCTGGAGCGCCAGCGCGCAATCGCAAATCTGGTGTACAGCAAACGCATGGGTAACAATGCTCCAGGCGATGGCTGGAATTACCGTGGGCGCGGGCTTATCCAGATTACCGGTTTGAATAACTATCGTGACTGCGGAAACGGTCTGAAAGTTGACCTGCTGGAGAATCCTGAACTGCTGGCGCAGGACGTATACGCGGCTCGTAGCGCGGCGTGGTTCTTCTCCAGCAAAGGCTGCATGAAGTATACCGGAGATATTGCACGTGTAACTCTGATTATCAATGGTGGCCGGAACGGCATTGATGACCGGCGCGCGCGATACATCACTGCCAGTAAGGTGCTGACGGTATGATCCTGACATTCGTAAGAGCATATTGGAAACAGCTGCTTATCGTGTTGATGCTTGCTGCTCTGTTCATCGTCGGAGTGGTTGCCTGGAATATACACGGCAGCCGCCAGTACGATGCCGGGTATGCGCAGGCGGAAGAAGACCGCAAAGCCGAAGATGAGAATGTTCGTCAGCACTATGAACAGGAGAAAGCGATCAATGAACGCAAAGCGCAGCAGAGGATCGACCAGGCGCGCAATAATGCTCTTGATGCTGCCGCTCGCGCTGGCCGGTTGCAGCAACAGCTCGTTGCCATCCGTGAGCAGCTCAGGCAGTATAACGCCATTGTCGGCGCTGGGACGTCAGCCACAGAAACCGGAGTTTTGCTTGCCGACGTGCTCAGCAAATCTCTCGAGAGAAACAGACAACTGGCAGAGTATGCTGACCGGGCAGCCGAAGCCGGAAGAGTCTGCGAAAAACAGTATGACACCCTGACCAGATAGCATGGTATTTTTCATGGTACTGATTTCCGGTGACGGTATATAAAACGGTACGAGGAAAATTGAGCTTTGGAAAAATGTGATCACTCAATTGGTTATGGTGCCCGTAAATAATTGAGTGGGAATGATTTGACCCTGCACTATGAATGAACAAAACCCTCTGTTACTACAGAGGGTTTTTTATCCTAAAGAATTATAGGTTTGAAGTTACTAACATCGTTTAGTTAAACCAGCTATCTGATTTATTCTCTTCTGCTTTGCCCACGCTTTTCATCAGATCGCGACCGCCTTCAGTCATATTTCTGTTGGCGTCAGCTTCAGATTGCACCACATCGGTTTGCGCAGCTTTGTGCTTCAGTTCCTGATCGATAAATTCGTTTTCGCGCTTGACGCGGGCTTCTTCTTTCGCCAGCGCCAGTTTTTGTTTCTGAATCTCTAAGCTGCGTAGCTCATCTTCATAACTTTGATCGCGTTTTTTGTCCGCAGTGGCTTCGGCGTCCAGTTTATCCTGACGAGCTTTCTTATTCGCTGCTGCCGTTGCCGCTCTTTTATTAGCCGCGGCCTGGGCGTTTGCGCGACGTTGCTTCTCTTGCTGGATTTCCCTGTTGCGCTCCGCGACCCATTCGTCATGCTGCCTTTGCTCTTCATTTTTACCTTGCTGTTCCGCTTCTGCGACAGCCGAGAGTTGATCCTGCAATGATGAGGCGATAGCCGGATAGCTTAAGGAGGCTAAGATGGCGCAAAGAACAACTTTCTTCATGACTCCTCCTGATTATTAGCTCTTTTCAGGACATTTGGTATTTGGCTGAATACGCGTTTCGTTATACGTCGTGGTAATAACAACGGCTAAACCTGTCGTAAACTGGCACTCTTTACCCACCTGGGTGGAGGTATACACTTTGGTGCCTTCCTTATATGTTAAAGAAACACCTTCCACTAAGGTTTTATCATTCACCATAGAACCCGCTGCTGCGCCAACAGCTCCGCCGCCAACTGCACCTGCTGTCGTTCCGGAATTGCTGCCAGACCCGACGTTGTGGCCGATAACACCGCCAGCGACAGCGCCAATAAGCGCGCCGAAGGCTTGTGCGTTCCGTTTATTTTGGGCGTTGTCTACGGCAACTTTTGCGGGAAGAATGGAAATAATATTAACGGTTTTAGTTTCTTGTTTGGTATTCAGTTGATCGGTTTGATAAACATCGGCGGCATGATCGTCAGCATTTGACTGGCATCCTGCCAGAGTGAATGACGCTAACATTGCCACAGGCAGAAGACATTTTTTAAATTTCATCACTATTCCTTGTTATACACATTACGAAAAATAAGACATTTAAGATCATCAAAAGAGGAAAGTAAATGTATTGCGTATAAAGGAATAGATTAAATTTATTAAAATTCATGTGGGAAATAATTTATAAAAATACATCATCACAACATATGTATTAATGATGTATTTATTTCGCAGCCGAACAGGATGAACTTCAGTCAGAACAAAGACGTAAAATTTAAGATGAAAGAATATCTGCCGCTTTGATAATCTCAAAGAACAAAAGCATCCGACAGCGAGGTGCCGTTATGTTCTGTGAGAGTGGAGAAGGTAACCGCTAACGTTGTACCGGTGATTCGACGGAGAGTGTGGATTGCTGAGCTTCTTTTTTGCTCTGATGGTGCTGCCAGGCACCGACGGACGAGTAGATAAAACGGCCAAAGAAGAAGATAAAGCTGATGAGCAGTACGATACGGGTCATGCGACTGTTAAATCGGTGTCGTTTTCGCATACTGGTTGCCTGACTCACAAAAGGTTCCTTGAAGTATGTCCCACGCTGTGGACGGTACTTACATTAAGGCACAACAGGACAAAATGGTCAATTCTTCGTTATGTAAAAAAGCGTCAGTTGATACATATTTTAATGTTATGGAAGTTAATTTAATTATTTACAATGATGATGTAATAATGATGAGTTAACATGATAAACGTAATAATTCATTAATCAGGGTTATTTTGTTTGATATATATCAATTGGAACTTTCATATGACACTTAGAATCATTGCTCTCTATAGTGATGAATAATCATCATTCGAAGTCAGGTGGGATGCCTGTCTGAATACACCTCCTTCAGGATGTGGGGGATTCTGCTGAGCATCTATGAAACTGAATGCAACTTATATAAAAATACGTGATAAATGGTGGGGGCTTCCGCTGTTCCTGCCTTCTTTAATCTTGCCCATTTTCGCCCACATTAATACTTTCGCGCATATTTCTTCCGGTGAAGTTTTTCTCTTTTATCTGCCACTGGCACTGATGATCAGCATGATGATGTTTTTCAGCTGGGCGGCATTGCCAGGGATCGCCTTAGGGATTTTTGTCCACAAATATGCAGAGCTGGGTTTTTACGAAACGCTCTCATTAACGGCTAATTTTATTATCATTATCATTCTCTGTTGGGGCGGTTACAGGGTCTTTACTCCCCGGCGTAACAACGTTTCACATGGTGATACCCGTTTAATTTCCCAGCGTATATTCTGGCAGATTGTGTTTCCTGCAACGCTGTTTCTGATACTTTTCCAGTTTGCTGC